GGACCGACCGCTTCTCGCCGGGTGTTCCGGTCGCCTGCTCAACATCCGATTCGAACGCCCACTTGTATGTGCGGACGATCACGTCGGTGGTGTCGTAGGGAGTGCCGGGCTTCAGCGTGATTCGTAGCTCGCCTGCTTCGGGATGTTCGACCGATACAGGACCGATGTCGGAACGGACACGGACAGTTGCCATCAGGTTCTCCTTGAGGTGGAGCGAGTAGGGGCCGGCCGCCAAGGAGTAACGGCCGACCCCTAACTCGCGATGTTTACTCGGCTAGATCAGGCCGAGGTGCGGTCCTGAAGCAGACGGAACGCCGTGTCGTTCAGCGAGTCCGCACCGCTCCGGAAGTGCATCAGCCAGCCCGACCGGCCGTCCGGCAGGTTGTTTGCCGTGTTGAGCAGGTAGGGGATGGGCTGAATGACCGTCGAACCGGGCTTGTCGACGATCAGGTAGTTCGAGAAGTCCCCGAGGACGATCTCGTTGTCCCGAACCGTCGTCGTCTGCGTCGACGGGGCGTCGTCGGACTCGACGACCGGCCGGCCGAGCAGCGTGCCCGCAGTGCCCTCACGGAGGTCACCGGAGAACGACGCCGACACCGCAGTGCCGAGGTCCTTGATCGCCAGCGCATACCGCGGGTTCATCACCCAGGTGCTGTTCGCACGGAACCGGACCGGCACGTTGTAGTACACGGTGTCGAGGTCGACGAGGCCGACGGTCGCCGCCGTGGTCGACACGATCTCGACGTTCGTGTTGGCGTCGAGAGCCGTGAAGATACCGGTCGGCTGCGACGAACCGGAACCGGTCGCGTGGGCAGCACCCTCGAGCCGGTCACGAGCGTCGGCGAACATGACGAGAACGTCGGCCTGGAGGCCGGCGATGTCCTCGAACGCCTCGGTCGACGCCTGCACGAACGCCTGCGCCTTGTACACCGGGACACTCACCGCGCTGAACGTGGGGCTGTCGTCGCTCACCTCGGCGAGCTCGGCGTCCCAGCTGGCGGTCACACCGGCGGACGTGACACCGTTCCAGACGTTTCCGCTGGTGAGGGTCACGACTCGGGCGATGCGCCGGATCGCGTTGCTCGTACCCGAGTTCGTCATCATGACGGTCGGGTCGAGGAACGTCGGGACGAGCACACCACCGTTCGCGACGGTACCGACGGCGACAGCAGCACGCTCCTCGTCGGAGAGGTAGGCGCCGCCACCGACGAGCAGCTTCTGGAAGGCCGACACGTAAGCGTCGGACGACCGGACGACCAGCTGGCGGATCCAGCCACGGTCCGAAGCGTGACGCTTCGCGAGCATCCGGACCTGCTCCACACCGGACTCGCCCGTGACGTTCTCCACCGCGTAGGTGAGAGCGTCCGCGAGCTGCGTACGGGTAGCGGTCGGGTCCTGAATGACGTCGGTCGGGTCCGACTTGCGGATCACCTGCGGGCCGCTGGACGGCGCCACCGTTTGTCCGGGAAGGCTGGCGAGACGCTCGATCTCGGCGTGCCGCTCAGCGAGCTTGACGAGCCGGTCACGCTCGACGAGGCCGGCGTCGAACGCCTCCTGCTCGTCGGCCTGGCCGCGCTCCGCGATGTCACGAAGACAAGCGTCGAGGTACTCGACGCCGTCACGGATCTCCTGCGAGTTCATCGGGAGATTCCTTTCTGAGTAAGCACCAACAGTCGTTGGCGAATGATTTGCAAGTCGTGACTGGAGTGCTCGCGCGGCTCCATGTCGGGGGTGACGGCCTCGTCGTCGACGGCGACCACATCGGTCGGCTTTTCCAGCGTCGAGTCGGGGGTGTCAACATCACGAACGCCGACCGTCGTGGCGGCGTAGGCAGGGAACACGACAGGGCCAAGCTCGAACAGCTTGACTTCCTGGATGTTCCGGACAGGCAGGCTGCGGCTCGTTGCCGCAGTCCAACTGTCTTTCACTACCGAGAAACGGAATGACATGCCGTCAATCGCGCCGGACGCGATCGCTTCTCGCACCGGCGCATAAAACTCGCCGGCATGCAGGCGAGCACGGACGTGCAAACCACGGTCGTCTTCGCGAAGCTGTTCGATCTTCCCGATCGGGAGGCTTCCGATCATCGGATGCTTGCCATGATCGAACTGCAAGACCGGCCGGCCGTCCCGCAACGTCTTCTTGAACGCTCCCGGCGAGATCTGCTCGGTGAAGTTTCCTTCGTAGTTGTTGATCTCGGTCGGGCTGTCGAACACAGCCGCGTACCCTTCGAGGGTCAGGCCGTCGCCGCTGTCGTCTCGTTCGATCTCGAACGCAAACGGTGCTGACCGGGTGAGGCCGTCACGGGTGACGGCATCCGGCTCGTATGCATTCTCCATGTCGATCTTCTCCAAAATGCTGTCGGCCCACGATCGGCCAGGGTCTCCGCCCCACAACGCCCAGGCGATACGTCCAGCGGACGGATAGCCGTCCTCGCCAGGCGACCAGCCTTCGGCCTGCTTGTCGATCTCATGCCGTGCGAAATACGAACGCATGCGGCGCAACGTGTCTTCGGACACGGCAACACCGTTCTTCAGGTCGCGTGCTCGAGCAACACCGACGGCGGTACCGCCCCGGCCATACTCGGCTCGCCAATCCAAACCGCGCGCTGCTTCGTCCCGCACCGTCTGCGGCGGTCGGCTACTGACCGGAGCCATCAGCAGACGGGTCCGGACTGTCATCGCCGGACCCTTCGTCGTCCGGCGACTGGCCGCTACCCGGCGGCTGCAACTGCACCGAGAACAGTCCGGTGTGCTGCAACGCCCGCAAGTCCTCGAGCTCCACGGCCGCCGAAACCGAGTCAGCCTGGTAGCCGGCCCGGACCAAAGCCTCGACCGTCAACGCCTTCTTGTAGAAGATGTCGGCGGCGTCCGCCCGATCTTCCCGGAAGAACGCAACCTGACTGTCGTCATACCAAAGAAGCGAACCGGCGTTCGGCGGCGGCACCAAAGTTTGCAGTGCGGCGGCGGCGCTGCGGAACAGGGGCCGCATCGTCCCGTCGGCGAAACGGCGACGGGCCTGCTGGTAGTTCCCGGCGTTCAGGCTCGAACCCTGCATCGACTCTTTCAAGCCGACGATCACGGCCGGGACACCGGCAGCGGCAGCGATTCGCGTTTCGTCACGTCCCTGCGTTTCGGAGAACGCCATCTGCGAGAAGTCTTTGCCGACAACTGTGACGTCAGCGCCCGGCGCCAAATAGAGCGTCTTGTAGGCCTTCTTGACGCCAGAATGTTCGGCGTCCATCTTCTGCTTGAACTTGTCGAATTGTTCCTGCGTCATGATTTCCGCAGGGGTCCGGACGATCATGTTCGGGGTTGCGCCCTGCCGGTAGAACTGCAACTTGTGGTCGGTTGCCGCACCATCCGACGCGATCTCGCGCAAAACGGGCGTCAGCCACGAAATGCCGCGATAGGTGGCCTTCGGGTCCGGCATCGGCGACCAGTGAGCTACCTCGTCCGGCAGGTACGTGTACGCCTCGCCGCCGGGCGTGATCCCACCGGGGTAGTACAGGTAGCCGGCGACGTCGGCGTACTGGTCAGAGCTTTCGTCGCCGGACAGGACGATCATCATCTTGTCCGGGTCGCGTCGCCACAGCCGATTGTCTCGCCGTACCCAGTACGAGTTGCCGGCCAGGTCGACGTCTTGGATCATGCGGGCGGCAAGCTCGCCGGTCGTGCCGTTCGGCCAAGGCCGGTTCAGAATGTCCAATGTCGGGTCGCCGAACAGGCGGCCGATGCGACCCTGCTCCAAGTTTGCGTACCGGAATCGGATCTCGGCGAAGATCATTGCCCTGACGGCAATGCAGGCGAACACGATGCCGTTCCGCTTGTAAATGTCGTTCGTGTACGACCCGAGGTCGTTGGCCGGCATTTCGAACGGGCCGGTCATCTGCTGGCTGCCGAACCCGTACGGGAACAGGCCGCCGCCACCGCTAATCGACTGCCATTCGACCAGGTCGGACAGGCTTAGGCGTTCCTCAGCGGGACCGGCCGCGGCGCCGCGGCGCAGTTGTCGCAGTGTCGGCATCGGCATCCCCAACTTGGACGAGGTCGTAGGCCGCCCAGATGGCGCCCACACTGATCGGAACGAAACCCAGGTACCAGAACGGCGAACAGAACCCGGCGGCGCTCCCAGCGGCCACACCGGCCGTGTACAGCACAATCGCCCGGTTCATGCCCACGCCCCGAAGAACTCTCGGCTAGCAGGCTGCGACGCTCGAGCGACCGCCCGGTCGTGCGCCATCATCGCCGTGATCCCGAGGTCGATGTGGCGGCGAGACGACTTCGATTCCTTCACCGGCCGCACACCTCGGTTGTCACGCTTCAACTTCATGTTTTCCACATGGCGGGCCAACTGGACGTTGCCGTCGTGCGTGAACCGTTTCTCCAGCACACCTTCGTAGAACTTCTGCCAGGCCGGCACGATCCGAGGCAACGTCTGCGGATACTCGACGACCGGCAGACGATCCTGCTCCTCGAGTGCCTGCAGGCTGCGCTGCCACCGATACGGGTCGGCCGCGATCTCCACCACCTGCAACTCGCGGCAGGCCTGCCGGATGCGGTCCTCGACTTCGAGGATCGGTACCCGCCATTCGCTGTCGTCCGGGTTTTCCCAGGCGGCCACGACGAACAGA